GTCATGCTCAATACAAAGCAGACAATTTAGGTATTGATAAAGTAAGAGCAGAACATGCTCGTCTTTCTGGACTTCTTTCTTCTGGTAGAAAGTTATCTGCAAAAGAAAAGAATACACATAAACATTTTGAGATGTTTGTTAATGCTCATGATAAGCATAAGAAACCAGATGAATTTCTACAGATGGCTGCATCAAGAGCAAAGTCTGCAGAAGAAGGTGCACTGATTGCTAAACGATCGATCGCAAAGAAATTCGCAGATGGTTTGGCTACACATAATGATACCAAACTTAGAGAAATTGTTAATCAACATGTATCTGCTCCAACTAAAATCCCGCACACTGTGGCGCACTCTCATGTACAAGATGATGGTTCATCAAAACCTTTGGTGAAACCTGCACATAAAATTGCTGACGAACACTTGGACAATTATGAAAATCTTCATGTAGTTCATAATGGTGGCATTGCTGTCAACATTAAAGGTACGCATAAAAAAACTGGTAAGATTATGAATGTGGCGACCATGACTATGAAGGGTTCTTCTGGTCCACACAAGGGAGCCAACGGCACTTTCACCTTAGGATAATCCCCTCAATTCTGTAGGGTTATTAAAGAAAGTTGTTGCCTTTAATTGCAACTTGCGGTATAATAGAGTAGAAAATAAGAGAATGAAAACACTAAAGAATTACATCGTTGAACAAAAGAACACTCACATGACTCATGTGGAAGATCTAGTATTTGATGGTGGTGTTGATGGTACTCGTCAAGCAATTAAGTTTCTTCAAGATCTCCGTGATATGCTTGCTGGAAATTCCAAGACTAAAATCACTGCCACTGTAAAGTGGGATGGTGCACCAGCAGTGTTTGCTGGTATCGATCCAACAGACAAGAAGTTCTTTGTTGCCAAGAAAGGTGTCTTCAATAAGAATCCAATAGTCTACAAAACAAATGCACAAATAGATGCCGACACCACTGGTGATCTTGCTGCAAAGTTAAAGGTGGCTCTTGCCGAGTTTAAGAAACTTGGTATTAAGTCTGGTGTATATCAAGGTGACCTTATGTTCACTGATGATAAAAAGATTGTCACTATTGATGGACAGAAGTATGTTACCTTCCATCCAAATACAATCGTCTATGCTGTTCCTGTTGGCACAGAGTTAGCCAATAAGATTATGAAAGCAAAGATTGGTGTAGTGTGGCACACAACATACACTGGTTCTTCATTCGAGTCAATGACTGCATCTTTTGGTAAATCAATCGTATCAAAGATGACACAATCTGCATCTGTCTGGATGGACGATGCAAACTATAAAGATTACTCTGGCACTGCTACATTTACTCAAGAGCAGACCAAAGAACTAACTGCAGTTCTGTCACAGGCTGGAGCATTGTTTAGTTCTATTCCTGCTGCAACACTTAATGCCATTAAAGACAATGAAGATCTTAACATGGCTGTCAATACATACAATAACTCTAAAGTTCGTGCTGGTGAACAGATTACTGATACTCATGCACATGTGGTTGGTTTGTTCAATTATATCCACGATAAGTATCAAGGTGAAATTGATAAACTAAAAACAGAAAAGGGTAAGACTGGAAAAGAAGAAAAGCGAAAAGCAGTTTTATCTTTCTTTGCCACTCATGATAAAGCAGAGATTGTAAAGATATTTGATTTGGTTAATTTACTTGCCAAAGCAAAACTGATGATTATAACAAAGATGAATGAAGCAGGACACATTAGCACATTCCTTAGAACTACTGCTGGTTATAAAGTAACTGGTGTTGAAGGATTCGTGGCGATTGATCACCTAACTGGCGGAGCAGTTAAGATTGTAGATCGTTTAGAGTTTAGTAAGTCTAACTTCTCTGCTGATATTATTAAAGGATGGCAACGATGAAAAAACTTATAGTAGTTCTAGCACTTGCTTTATCTGGTTGTGCGTTTATTTTCCCAAAGCCACATGATCCAGTAATGTTTGGATATATGGTTGATGTTAAAGTAGGATTGAGTAAGGTTAGTTGTGACTCAAAACAAGATTGGAAACCTGTGATGGAGAAAATCGAAACTGTCAAAGTCTATTCTGATTTAAGAGACGATCCACAGGCTCCAGCATTAAAGAGTTTACAAGACGCTGTCACTAAAGCATATGATAGTAAGAGTGCTACCTTTTGTGAAAGTGTCCTAAAACTTAACAGAACTAGAGTCGATGTAGCCATCGATGCATGGAAAGGAAGAAAATGAGCATAATGAATTCCTTAAGAGAGCAAGCAGGACTTGGTGGTCCAGCTGCAGTATTAGCCAACGAAATGCTAGTAATTCGTGAGAACTACGAGCAAGGACAATTAACCAAAGAAGAATACGAGTTTCTATTACGAGAGATAGCCAGCATCCGTGCTCAACAAGAATTAGCGTCAGACGAGATCACCTGTCGTTGGATCGTTGATGCAGCAGAGGCATTGATTGCAGTAGCATAACTCCTAAATAACTTAGTAAAACTTTTTTATAGATGGATAAAATGAAAGATTATAAACAGTTAATTAAAGAACTGCCTAGCAAAACAGTGGTATTCGCATTCGGAAGATTTAATCCTCCGACAATGGGACACGAGTTGCTGGTTAAAGCAGTTAAAAAACTGGCTGGTCAACGAAACGCTGACCACGTAATCTATGCATCTAGGTCACAAGATGCTAAAAAGAATCCCCTGTCTATAGAGAAAAAGATCAAGTATCTTAAACTAATGTTTAAGAATACTAATTTTGCTGCAGCCAATGATCAAGAAAGAACATTCATTGAAGCAGCAAAAGCATTGAATAAGAAGTATAAGAACATTATAATGATTGCTGGTTCAGATCGTATTGCTGAATTTAATCGATTGTTAAATACATATAATGGTAAAGAGTTTAATTTCGATACCATTGAAGTTTTATCTGCAGGTGAACGAGATCCAGATGCCGATGATGCTACAGGTATGTCTGCATCTAAGATGCGTAATCTTGCTGTTAAAGGTAGCTACGTAGAATTCAAAAAGGGATTGCCATCTAGTGTTCGTGACATTGATGGCAAACGATTGATGAATGACATTCGTGATGGTATGGGTCTTGAGCCCATCAAAGAACAGATTGTCTTTGTTAAAGATGAACTCCGTGAAAAGTTTTTTCGTGGAGAGATTTTTAACGAAGGAGATATTGTAGAGTCCGCTGGCGAAAGATTTACAATCGTCAAGCGTGGTTCAAATCATTTACTACTAAAAGAATCATCAGGAAATTTAGTATCAAAATGGATTCAAGATGTTCAACCAACAGAAGAAAAAGAAGATATGAACGAATCACTTACAGACAAGACACTAAGACCGACTGACAAGATCAAAGTCGCTCGTATTATCGCAACCATGCTTGGTATTGATAATGCAGAGACATCATCTAATCCAGAGAATCTTATCAATCAAGCACTTCGTAAAGTTCGTACAAAAGCACTTAATCCAGAAGCACTTCATATCCTCGACAAAATGCTTATTCTTGCCACAGAGCAAGGTATTCAATATGATGCTACACTAAAACCATCTAAGTTAAAAGAAGGTGCGATGCAGGTTGGTGGTACTGACAAGATTGAAACAACTACAGACTCAGTTGTTGTAAATAAAAATAGCAAGTACAATATCGCAAAAGATATTCTTCGCTTTAATGATTTCAAAAAATTACAAAAGATGAATTCAGTTAAAGAGGAACAAGAAGAAACTCCAGGACAGCCAGTTCAAATTGGTACTACATTAGCAAAAGATTCTACAGATAATCTTCGTCGTCGCAAAGTTAAATATCATCTTGGCGAACAGAGCAAACCTCCTCATGTAGATATGTCTGCTTATGAAGATGATTCTGCACATGAGAATACTGTTGATCACATTATTAGTAGTCCAGAGCATACTGATAAACAAAAGAAACTTGCAAAGTCTTTCATTGATAAGATGCAAAATATGGCTGAGCAAGATGATAGCGCAGCAAAAGAAACTGCCAAAGCAAATCTAATTGCCAAGCATGCTAAAGAAAAAGAATCTCTTGCTGATAAACAAACTAGAGAAAAAGAATCGTTAAGTGAATTGTCAACGAATCTCTTAGCAAGATATAAAAAGAAAGCATCTGAACAAGCATCTGCATCAGACAAAGCTGGTGACTATGACAAAGGCAACAAGCGTTTCTCTGGTATCATTAAAGCAACTAAGAAACAATTTGATAATGATTTAAAGAAAGAAGAAGTTAAAAAACCAACTGGTGATTTAAAAGACGCATGCTGGACAGGTTACACTGCTATTGGTATGAAAATGAAGAATGGTAAGAAAGTGCCTAACTGTGTACCAGTTAAAGAAGATCTAGACGAAGAACATATTGTCCATGTAGATGACGGTAGCAATTATGGTGACAAGCCACATGATAAAGATGTTGAACATGTAATGGCTGGTGCAAAGAAACACAATGGTGAATTTGATGGTCACTCTGATAAGGGTGCTTTCTTTAAATTCAAATCAAACAGTGATGCCAGAAACTTTGCAGACCATGTTAAGAAATCACCACATAAAACTGTGCATGCTGATCTACATGAAAGTATCCCACACATTGGTCCAGTAAATACTAATAAAGTTAATCATGCTGGTGATGATCCACATGAAGAAGAGTGGGAAGATTTGAATCCAGAAATGTCTGATGATGAAGTCGATACTTTGGCAGACAAACTAACAGATGATGATTACTTAGAAACTTATGATGAAGACGAACTAGGTATTATTGATGATGAAACTGGTGAAGAATTACCAGAAGATGAAGAGGAAGAGAAGAAACTTAAAGAATCTTCTTTGATGGAAGTTCTGTCTCGTATTGAACGAATGAAAGCTAAAAGTAGAATTCGTCGTACCTCAGCAAAGCGTGAACGTGCAACTAAGATAGCACTCAAGCGTTACTCTAATACTGCAACAATTAATAAACGAGCACGCAGACTTGCAGTTAAATTAATGAAGCAACGTATGTTACGTGGCAGAGATGCATCAAAACTTTCTGTTGGTGAGAAAGAAAGAATAGAAAGAACATTAGAACAACGCAAGGCTATTATTGGTCGCATTGCTACTCGTTTAGCACCTCGTGTTCGTAAAATAGAGAAAGCAAGATTATCTCATTCAAAATATACTCAAGGGAACCAACCAAGTGTCTTTTAAATCTTTTAAATTGTGGCTTGAAGAAAACTTATACGAGTATGCAGTTGATGCCAAGGGGCATAAGTCATCTACTGGTGGTCTAACTCAAAAGGGTCGTGACGCATACAATGCT